TGATCCAGGAACCCTACCCCGACTGGCCATCCCCGCGCCGGCGCTGGCGTGACCGCGTCACCCTCTGGCTGAAAAGGATCCTGTTCCATGCCCCTCGGTGAAGACCCCCGCACCCGCGGGGCCAGGATGCTGAAGGAGGCGGGCTATGGGTCCGGTGCGCAGGGGCGCGCCAAGGGCGGCCGGGTGCATCCCGACGAAGCCCAGGACAAGAAGCTCATCGCCAAGATGATCCGCGCCAACGACCGGGCCGAGGGCGAGAAGCCGGCCCGGCGCGCCGAGGGCGGCGGCATCCAGGCCCTGCGTTCCGGCGGTGGCACCCGCAAGGGCAAGGCGAAGGGCGGCAACACCACGGTCAACGTGATCGTTGCCGGCGGCGACAAGGGCGGCGGCGCGCCGATGCCGCCGCGGCCGCCCATGATGCCGCCGCCAGGACCGCCTCCGGGTCCTCCGCCCGGGCCGCCGCCGGGAATGCCGCCCGGTGGGCCGATGGCGGGGCCGCCGGGGATGAAGCCGCCGGGAATGCCGATGGGGGCGAAGAACGGCGGGACGATCAAGGTCCGGGCGTATGAGCGCAGGCGTGGGGGGAAGGTGGGATGCTGATCGTCTCCCCCACAGCCCTGCGCAACCTGATGACCGCGCTGGTCAATGCCACCCACGGCATGACCGACACGGCCGGCGAGCGGGTGGTCATGTCCACGATCGACGACCGCGCCCTGCGCGCTGCTGCGCTGGCCGGGCTGATGATGACGACGGGCAAGGTGGTCTGGCCCGGCGACGAGCAACTGGTGATCCGGCAGCCGAAGCGGCAGCCCGGCGCAATCCTGGTGGAGGGAATTTGACATGGAAAGCAAGGTGACGGTGCAGGGCGATGCCGACGGCGGCTGGATCGTCGAGGTGAACGACGGCGACCACGTCGGCGTCTACAGCCCCGAGGAGAAGGACGCCAAGAAGGCCGAGAAGGCGGCGCTGGCGATGCACGCCGATGCCTATCCGCCCCCGGCCCCGCCGGTGGATGTGGCGGCGCTGGTGGCGGCCGAGGTCGAGAAGGCGCTGGCCGCGGCCAAGACCTGACCCGATGTCCGCCCAGCTCCTCCGCGATCACACCCGGGCGCGCATCCAGGCGTCGATCGCGGAGCACGCCCAGGAGCTCGAACAATCCACGGCGGCGCCGCTGGACGAGATTCGCCGTCTGCAAGGGCGGATGGGCGGCCTGCGCCTGGCCGAGGAACTGATGGCCGAGGTGATGCGCGAAATCCACGGCGGCTGAACCCGACAACCGACAACAGGAGGCTACTGCGTGAGCGACTACACCAGGCTGCACAAGCACGGCCACGACGACTACGAAGTGGCGAAACAGCACATCCACCAGATGATCGGTGATTTCACCGAGATCGAAATCTTCGGCCGGCAGGTGCTGGTCGCCGTCTATGTCAGGCCGAACCGGAACCCGGTGACCGGCCTGTTCATGACGACGAAGGAGCAGAAGGAAGACATCTGGCAGGGCAAGGCCGTGCTGGTGCTGAAGTGCGGGCCCGACGCGTTCCAGGGCGATGACGGCTACGTCGCGTCCACGTTCGGGCCGGGCGGCGCGCCGAAGCCCGGCGACTGGCTGTTCGCGGCGCAGCAGTCCGGGTTCCCCGTCAGCCTGTCCGGCGACGGTGCCGCCAGGGTGAAGGCGAAGGATCACCGCGACGAGGAGATGGACGTCTACGAGTGGGACGGCTGGCCGTGCCGCATCGTGCCAGACGACAACTTCATCGGGCGGCTGACGAACCCGACTGGGGTGGTGTAGGGCATGACCTGCATCGCATATCGTGACGGCGTGCTGGCGGCGGATAGCGCATGCTGGGGCAGTGATGGATCGGTCATCGTCGGGCATTTCGACAAGATCGCCCGGCTGAAGTCGGGTGCGCTCGTGGCTGTCACCGGCGCCCCATCCATGACGGTGCAATTCCGTGAATGGCTTGAGCGCGGAAGCCCAAAGGATCAGCGGCTGGCGCAGGCTGAACGGGATGGATTTGCGGCTATCGTCGTGCATCCCGGCGGCAAGGTGGTCCGCTACGATCGGGACTGGCTCCCCTACGAGATGAAGGCGCCTTATCACGCCGTCGGCCGCGGCTCTCCATTCATGCTGGGCGCCATGGCGGCCGGAGCTGGCGCCGTGCAGGCGGTTGAACTGGCGCCGCAACACACCGACGGCGGGGCGGGGAAGGTGCTGTTCGATCAGATCGAGCTCAGCCCCAAGTTCTGCCACGAGCATCGCCACATCGAAGCGCGCATGACGGACCGAGGCATGGTCTACACGTCATGACCCCCACCCTCTTCCGCCACGTCCAGGCCTACCACCAGTCGGCCACGTTCAACCGGCCGGTGCCAGCCGACCTGGACTTCGCCTGCGCCCCGGCCGATCTGGTGCGCGAGGCCAGGGGCGAGCTCGCCCGGCTCAGCGGCGAGCGCGCCCTGTTCGGCCGTGACCACGAACGCAAATCCCAGCACGCCGCGCTGACTGCGATGGTGGCGCGCGCAACCTCAGCAGCCCGCGAGGCGCAGAAGGAGAATGCCAATGCCGAGTGACACCCTGGTGGTCGACGACGGCGAGGAGCTGGTCGGCCGCCGCCCGCGTGCCGGCAGCGAGCGCGAGATGACGGAGAAGGGCCCGGAGATCGAGATCGAGGCCGACTCGCCGCCGACCGACCCGGAGGCCGCCGTCGAGAACGCGCGTCGCCAGATCGAGGCCAGCACCCGGGCCACCGAGGCGGCGCAGGCGGCGCAGCGCGATGCCGAGGCGGCGGCGGCCCGTGCCCAGGCGGATGCGGCCCAGGCGCAGCAGGCCCGGATCGGCGACCGCGCGCAGACCCTGGCCGCGAATGTCGAGGCCGCCAAGGCGGAGGCGGCGCGCGCCAAGGCGGCGCTCAAGGCGGCGCGCGAGACCGGCGACATCGACGCCGAGGCCGACGCGTTCGCGGCGATCAGCGGCGCCGAGGCCCGCGCGGTGCAGAACAGCGCGCTGCTCGAGCAGCTGAAGCAGTCGGCCGCGGCGGCGCCTCGCCCGCAGCAGCAGAACCAGCCGGCCCGGCAGGGCTACAGCCCGGCGGCGCAGGCCTGGATTGCCCAGCGGCCGCGGTTCAACGCCGAGACGAGCTACCGGAAGGTCGCGGAGGGCGCGCACGAGACCGCGCTGCAATCCGGGATCATCGAGGGCTCGCCGGCGTATTTCCGCCATCTCGACGAACAGCTCGGCCAGGTCTTCGGCGCCGACCACATCAACCCCAAGGGAGGGCAGCAGCAGCGCATGGACAACCCAGGTCAGGGCCGCCAGACGCCCCCGGCCGGCGGCGCCCGCCCGTCCGGCGGGAACGGCAGCGGCGGCGGCGGAGGCGGCGCGTCGGAGGTGCATACGCTGCTCGGTCCGGTGAAGGTGACGCGCCGGGCTGGCGGTGGCGTCGGGTTGCAGATTCCGCCGCACCTCCGAGCCGACTTCGAGGAGGGCGCCAAGGTCGCTGGCATGACGCTGTCCAACTACACCATGGAGCAGGTCAAGATCGCGCAGGAGCGCCAGGCCGGCGGCTCCGGCGGGCTGGTGCAGACGGAGGGGGCGACTTACCGATGAGCGCCACGGTGATCGAGCGGCTGCGCGCCGCCGAGCGTGACCCAGCGACGGCCGCAGACCTCCGCGCGCTCTGCAAGGACGCCGCCGACGACCTCGAATATCTCCGCAGCATCGCGGGCGCGGTGTCGTGCCCGAGCGACCTCAAGGACACCCCAGCATGAGCGACACCGAGTCGACCGTCTCCGCGCCGATCCAGGTCCCGGGCGCCACGATTCCCCGCGTCATCAAGCGCCGCGCCCCCAACAAGCGCACGGCGCCGAAGCGCACCGCCCGCGATGCGGCCACCCAGGGCCGCGCCGCCGTCGATCACGGTGACGAGCGCGCGGCGCCGACGCGCGAGCAGGAACCGGAGGAGCGCCTGACCCGCGTCAGCCGCGAGGCCCGGCAGACCGGCACGTTCGACATCCCGCACCGGCACCGCAAGCCGGGCCGCGACTACGAATGGAAGGTCATCACCGTCTACGCCGAGCCGGTGGACAGCTCCGTCATCACCGAGGCGCATGAAGGCGGCTGGCGGCCGGAGCGCTCCGGCGACTGGCCGGGCCTGATGCCGCCCGGCACGCCGGCAACGGCGACGATCGACCGGCTGGGCCAGCGGCTCTACGGCCGGCCGATGACGCTGACGATGGAGGCCCGCGACGAGGACTACCGCGCCGCGGAGCAGCAGAAGCGGGACCGCATCCAGGGCGCACTGTCGGGCAGGCCGAGCGGAGTCGAAGGCCTGTCGGACATCAAGGGCATCCGCCCGGTCGGCCAGTCGATCGTGGTCGAGGGCGAGGTCGGCGTGCATGCCGGGGCGGGGCGGCGGTAACACCCGCCTGGCCCTGACGAGATGGTTGCGGACCTCCAACAGCGCCACGGCGGCGCTGCGAGGGCTGTCCTCGCTAACCGGGGGTTCCATACGTAGCGGCGCCCGGCATGCGCAAACCCAGTCCGCGGAAAATGAGTAGGGAAAGGACGGCCAGCCGCGGGTAGTGTCTCAGTTTGAAATTGGGGCCGCATAGGCGGTCTCTGTCGCGCCCGGCCCGCGCCTCCTATATGCTTAGCGGAAAGCATGGAGGAGGGCGGCGTGGCATTCACCAATGAGAATAGTCGTTTCCGGACAAACACCGCAAAGGGCTATCCCCATGGCCTTGGGCAGCCAGCCGGAAGCGTCTTTCCTGATCCGTTGTTCGACGAGGGCTTCAGCCTTTGGCTGGAACACGTAATCGAGCGTGCTACAGGTCGCGAGAGTTATTGGCTGATGTGGTACGATGAAAATGGGCGACCGACTATTAAGGTCAGCGGTGTAATGAGTCGCGACGATCTCAAGATTCTGGCCCAGAAGCTTATTGAGGTTCCCTGATGCCTAAAGGCCCCCGAGGCGAGAAGCGCCCCGCCGACGTGATCGGCGCCGCCGTGAAGGTGATGCGGATCGCCACCGGCGAGGAGCCGGACGACCGCGAGGCTACGGCCAGCGCGGCGGCGCAGCTCGGGAAGCTGGGTGGCGCCGCCCGCGCTCGCAGCCTGACGGCGGAGCAGCGGGCGGAAATAGCGCGAGTCGCCGCAAGCGCGAGATGGAAGAAGAGCGACTAGGCCGCCTCATCTTCGTCGCCCAATCCCGAGGCGATCTTCATTTCCTCGACGTCGTCGGTGAAATCGAACAGCGACGGGAACGGCTCTTCCGTCGGGTGGGCATCGTTGTAATGCTCGATCTTCATCGCCAGGGCATAGCAATCGTTCGCGATCGAACGCCGCTCCTGCTGAACACTCTTCTCAACGTGCGCCCGGGGGGCGTCATCCAAATCAGCCCATTGGAAGAGCGTCACCCCGTCCGTGCTGCGGTTCTTGACCGGGACGTTCGCCCTGTAGCGCCGGCCAGCACCATCAACCCGCGTTTCCTCGCGCAATGCGTCGGCGAGGTCGTTTGCGAGGCTTGCGCTGAGGTCCACCGGCCGTGGCTTCCAGAGACCCTGTGCGATAGCCCATGCAGCGACAGTGCGCAGGTCCACCGGATCGGACGAAACCTTTTCCCGGTAGCTCTGCCAAATTTTCCGAACTTGTTCCTTGTAGGTAGACACGAAATTCTCCTTATGCGCTGACGGGAACGGTATCGCCCCATCCATCCATCATCATCGAACCGGCAAGCGTGCGCCTTACTTTAACAAGATGGCTCCTAAGTAAGTCATATCGACCGAGCATGCGATGAAGCTGCCCAACAACCAATCCTGGATGGACGTTCATTCTTTTTGCGAATGCCATAACTTCTATGTCCGCGAAGAATGGCTTCTTCCTTAGGTAGAAGGACTTCATTTTTTCTGCTGGAACGCAAAAGTCGGCAGCTTCTTGATTCGCGATATTCTCCTCGTCATTGGCAGCCTTGCTCCCCCCTTCGTCCATATCTGCGTCTAGGATGGCTGCATCTTTCCCGTGCCCGTGGAGCACGTGCGCGCACTCATGGCGCAGGACAAACCAAAAATTGTCTATCCGATCAGCGCGAATAGACATCCCTATCACTGGAGACCGGGAGTCTAACCAGAAGCAGACGCCATCAATCTTGCTATGCGGCAGACCCTCCACCACTACATACCGCACCCCTGCTGCGGCCATCAGTCGAGGGACAAATCGCACTCCTTCCGGGTCTTCTCGCAGAGACTTCAAATGCTCCAGAGTTTGGTCAAACTTGGCTGCGCTGAAGGGTTCGACCGCCATTTCCTTTGCTATCTGCCGAACACGGAAGAGCCAAGCTAGCTGGGGGGCTGGCACGTCATCGTAGCTGGTCTTCTTGGCTGAATGGGTGATGTGCGGGACATCATCGAGAGTGGGCACGCCGAAGAACCGGCACACCTGCTCCTCCAGCGTTCCTTTGCCGTGATCTGGATCAATCCAGCCTCTCCGCACCATCTCGCGGAGCGGATAACGGGAAAGAATCCGAGAACGCGCGGCAATGCCGATATCCGGGTCATCGGCATTGCGCACATCCCATTCCGCTTGGACGCGTGCGAACGTTCCCGCCGGGCAGCCGAGCGCGATCCCCAAAGCTCGCGCCATGTTATGGCTGATCCCTCTCTTGTCATTGAGGATCAGGTTCACCGACGCGACGGTCGCTCCGAGCGCATAGGCCAGGTCAGTCTGGTTCCACCCCTTAGCTTCCATAATCTCTCGCACCACCGTCCCCGGTGATTTAGCCTGCTCATCGTCCATGCGCCTCGTTCCCTCACGGTGCCTCAACATAGCGACGAGCCAGTTCGGCTTCAATATCGCATTAGCACTTTTGTTAAAGTGAACTTTTTGCTTGCAGGCGACGCGCTGGCGCGTTACGTTGTGGCTATGAACAAGCTCCCCACCGCCAAGCGCGTCCAAATCCTCAGCATGCTCTGCGAGGGTTCCAGCATGCGCTCGGTGAGCCGGGTGGTGGACGTGTCCATCAACACCGTTTCCAAACTGCTGGCCGAGGCTGGCGAAGCCTGCGCCGCGATCCATGACGAACTGGTGCACGACGTTCCGGCCAAGCATGTGCAGTGCGACGAAATCTGGGCCTTCTGCTACGCCAAGGCTCGCAACGTGACCGATGCCAAGGCCGCCCCGGAAGAGGCTGGCGATATCTGGACCTGGACCGCGCTGGATGCCGAGAACAAGCTGATCGTGTCTTACCTCGTTGGCGGTCGCGACGCCGGCTACGCACATGAGTTCATGCAGGACGTGGCGGGGCGGCTGGCCAACCGGGTGCAGCTCACCACTGATGGCCACAAGGCTTACCTGTCGGCCGTGGAAGGCGCCTTCGGGGCGGACGTGGACTACGCCATGCTGGTGAAGCTCTACGGCGAGGCGCCGCACCCTCCCGGCCGCTACAGCCCGGCCGAGTGCATCGGCGCCCGCAAGGACCGGATCGAAGGCCGCCCCGATCCGAAGCACGTCTCCACCAGCTACGCCGAGCGGCAGAACCTCAGCATGCGGATGGGCATGCGGCGCTTCACGCGCCTGACCAACGGCTTCTCCAAGAAGGCGGAGGCGCATTACCACATGGTCGCGCTCTACACCGTCCACTACAACTTCGTTCGGGTTCACAAGACCCTGCGCATGTCCCCGGCGCTGGCGGCTGGCGTGGCCAAGACCCTTTGGAGCATGGAAGACCTGGTTGCCGCGATCGACGCCAAAGCCGGCGCGCCGAAGAAGCGCGGCCCCTACAAGGCCCGGCAGCCGAAGGCACTTCCGGCCCCTGCAATTTCAAACTGAGACACTACCCAGCCGCGTCGATGCTTGACACCACTTCGACGCGTTCCATAGCCTAGCGACGCCGCCCCAGCCGCGCCGGCTCGGGCTCTTGCAACCAGGACGTTTCCATCCCGCGCGCCGCGGATGCGAAATACCCGAGCGAGAGTTCCGAGCCAATGGCCGCGAATCTCCTGGCACCGAACGGGCTGTCCTTCGCCCGAAATCGGCTTTCCAGCGCCGGCGACTATGCCGCCAACAAGTTCTCCATCAAGCGAGGCTACGCCAGCAACATCGGGCGCGGCGACCTCGTCAAAACCGGCACCTCGTCCAGCCAGGGCTATGTCGTGCTGGCCGATACGGTCGACACCAGCATGCTCGGCGTGTTCGTCGCGGTGCTGCCCTACTACGACCAGAGCCTCCAGGGTCTCGGCCACGGCCTGAACGGCGCCTACCAGAGCACCGCCAATCCGCCCACGGGCGTCGATGTCGAGTGCCTGGTGGTCGATGACCCGTTCGCCACCTTCATCGCGCAGGTCAACGGCGGCGTGTGGGCGAACAGCTGGCGCGGCCAGAACATCAATTTCGCCAGCGGCTCCAACGGGGCACCGAACGCATCGGGCCAGTCCACGCTGGTGCTCGACTACGCGAGCCTGAACACCACCAGCAACCTGCCGTTCCGCATCGTCGGCCCCGCCGGCGTCGTCGGCGGCCCGCAGGACCCCAACAACACCTATCCGTGGATCGAGGTCCGGCTGAACACCGCCGAACTCCTCAACCCGACCGGCATCTGAGGAGAAACGGCGATGGCAATCACCACCTCCCAGATCCCGGCCCTGCTGCTGCCCGGCGTCCGCAAGGTCAAGGGCATGTACCAGGAGATGCCGACCCAGTGGTCGCTGGTCTACGCGAAGGGCGTATCGCACATGGAGGCGGAAAAGACCGTCCACGTGCGCTACCTGCCGCTGCCGCAGCTGAAGACCACGGGCGCGCCGACGACCTTCGACAACCTCGCGGGCCAGCGGTTCACCTACAACCACGTCCACGTCGCCTTCGGCCTCGGCTATGCCTTCACCCGCGAGGCCCTGAAGGACAACCTCTACAAGACCGCCTTCAGCGCCGCGAACCTCGGCCTGGCCCGCTCCTATCGCCAGATGAAGGAGATCATGGGCGCGGCCACGTTCAACACCGGCAACGTGCTGAACCCGACGATCGGCGGCGACAACCTGCCGCTGTTCTCGACCCAGCACCCGGTGGACGGCTACGTGGTGCCGAACACGCCGCAGACGCAGGTCGGCCTGAACGAGAACAGCCTGTTCCTGGCCAACAACATGATCCGCCGGTTCCGCGACGATGCCGGCCTGCTCTACGGCTCGCAGGGCAAGAAGCTGGTCGTGCCGGTGGAGCTGCGCCACGTCGCCAAGCGGCTGATGGAGGTGGAGGCCAGGCCGGGCACCACGAACCGCGACATCGCCTCGGTCAAGGAGAACGACGATCTCCGTGACGGGTATGTGGTGCTGGACTTCCTGACCAGCCCGTATGCCTGGTTCGTGCTGTCCGATGCCGGCGGCCTGATCTGCCTGGAGCGCGAGGCTTTCGAGACCTCGATGCAGACCGATTTCACCACCGACAACCTGATGGTGAAGGCCTACGAGCGCTACTACATGGGCTATGACGACTGGCGCCTCGGCGTCGGCTTCTATCCGTCGAACTGAGACCGGGGGCACACCACCATGGCAGCCTCCGAACTCGACGGGCCGCTGATCCAGTCCGGCGCACTCGCGGCGATCCAGGCCCTGCTCGAAGGCAACAACTCGCAGATGTCGGTGCCGGACCCGAATCCGGATGCCGGGCCGGCCCTGGTCTACCAGGGCGAGGCGTTCCTGGACCCGCGCTTCTGGTTCCCCAAGGACCAGATCGTCGGCCGTCCCGGCGTCGTCGTCTCGCACCTGTTCTCGCCGCTGCTGCGCTCCATCGCGCAGGTGCCGGCGGCACTGTCGGCCAGCAACATCGCCGCGGCGCAGAACGTCGTCGATGATACCGCGATGACCCTGGCCTCGGCCGGCGTCGCGGGCATCACGCTGGCGGTGCCGGTGCGCGAGCTCAGCGACGGCATCGGCGCGCTGAACAGCGTCACGCCCACCACCGCCGCCATTGCGCTCGACTTCGGCTTCGCCTTCGGCAGCTGCGTCGCCAACAGCGCCACGATCGAGGTGGCGAGCTCGACCGATTTCGAGCCCGGCATGCCGCTGGTGATCGGCGAGGTGGGGAACTCCGGCGGCACCGTGCCGCTCCTGACCCGCGTGGCCACGCTTGTCGACGCCACCCACATCACGGTGGCGAGCAGCGCGGTGCCGCTGAGGACGAACACCGCGGCGCCCATCGGCACCGGTGATCTCTGGCGCCCCCAGAACGACTACGGGCTGATCCTGCCGCAGGCGGCGATGCCGTTCCTGGCCGGTGGCCCTGGTCTGTTCCTGGATCCGCGGCAGGCCCTGTCGCGCGGCGTCCGCATCGTCGGCAGCGGCGGCGCCACCGGCGGCGACTTCCTGGTCTCGGGCTGGGACATCTACGGCGAGCCGATGTCCGAGACCGTCGCCGTTGCGGCGGGCGCGAGCACGGGCTGGTCGACGAAGGCGTTCAAGTACATCGGCTCCGTCACGCCGCAGTTCACCGACGCGCACAACTACAGCGTGGGCACCGCCGACGTGTTCGGGTTCGCCTACCTGACGGCGACCTGGGAGGAGACGCTGGTCTCCTGGGCGGGCACGATGATGACCACGTCGACCGGCTGGGTCGGCGGGGACACCACGTCGCCGGCCACCGCGACCACCGACGATGTCCGCGGCACGATCCAGATCAGCACCAACGGCGGCGGCTCCGGCATCACCGGCTCGGCGTCGAACGGCTCCGTGTCCGGCCTGCGCATGTCCGGGCGGCGCCTGGAGATGAACAACCGGCCGGAGCCGTGGCGGCTGGTGAGCAGCGGCCCGATCGACAACACCAACCTGTTCGGCCAGGTCCAGGCCTGATGGAGACCGCCATCATGAAGAGCCTCTTCCGCACGCTGCTGCTGGCGGCCGGCGCCCTGGCCGCGCTGGCGGCGCCGTCGCTGGCCCAGCAGGTCAACCCGCAGACCGGCACCACCTATACGGTGCTGAACACCGACTGCACCCCGGACGGCCGGAAGCTGATCTCCTTCAGCAACGTGGCCGGCGTCGCGGTGACGCTGCCGCAGGCCGGCGGCTCGGGCCAGTTCATCGGCTGCACCATCAACATCGTCAACATCGGTCTGGGCAACGTCACCGTCACGCCCACGACCTCGACCGTGAACGGGGCGACCGCGCTGGTGATCCCGGCCGGCGGCTCGGCCACGCTGATGAACGACGCCACGGCCGCGGTGGCTGGCAACTACTTCGCCATCGGCGGCTCGCCCTCCGGCGCCGCGACGCAGTCGGCCAACACGTTCCGCAACGCGCTCGACAACGGCGCGATGCAGATCAACCAGCGCGGCACCGGCATCCAGACCTGCGGCACCACCTCGGGCGTTCCGAGCACGTCCTACTCCGCCGACCGCTGGGGCTGCGTGGTCAACGTCGTCTCCGGCGCCGGCCGGCAGGTCTACGCCACGTCCTCGCCGCCGACCGGCTTCAGCGGCTACCAGACCCTGTACCGCACCTCTGGCGCGCTGACGCAGACCGTCTGCTCGATCCAGGAAGTGCCCACCGTCACCGCGACCACGCTGGCCGGCAAGCGAGTGACGCTGTCGTTCTACGCCAAGGCGCTCGCCGGCCTGGCCGCCGACAACGCGAACACGATCAAGGCCTACATCCTGGAGGGCACCGGCACCGACGAGGGGCTGGGCACCTTCAACGCGTCGCCGGCGCTGGCCGCATCCTGGACCGGCGCCAATTTCGCGATGAACGGCCAGGGCTTCACCATCAACACCAGCTGGGTCCGCTACTCGGCCAGCGCTGACATCGCGTCGACCACCAAGGAAGTCGCCGTCTACATGTGCTTCACGCCGAGCGCTTCCGGCGCCGGCGTGACGGACGGCTTCTCCTTCACCGGCGTGCAGCTGGAGGCGGGCTACTCGGCGTCGCCGTTCGAGTTCCGCAGCTACGCGCAGGACCTCTCGGCCGCGCTGCGCTACTACTGGCAGGTCACCGAGCCGTCGGCATCGGTGTCCATCGGCGCCTCCGGCCAGGGCGCCAGCACCACCACCTGCATCCTGTCGATCCCGCTGCCGGCCACCATGCGCGCCGCGCCGACTGCCTCGTTCCTGGGCACCGCACTCAGCACGTCGACCTGGACGGTGACGCATGTCGTGACCAACACCGCCTTGGCCACGCCATTCCTGGCGGCGACCACCGGCGGCCATACCGCCAACGTGCTGAACCTGACCGCCACCGTCGCCTCCGGGCTCACGGCCGGCCAGACGTGCACGCTGACGGGGGCGGGCGGCGGCGGCATCATCGCCGCCTCGGCCGACTTCTGAGGCGGGCGCTGGCCGGTGTCCAACCCAAGCGTCATCACCCTGTCGCTGTCGGCGGCGCAGTCCACCGGGATTGCGCTGGCGCAGACGCCGGGCGCGGCAGGGGCGCTGACGCTCAACGGGGCGCTGGTGGTGGCCGGCGTCGCCGACTTGACCACCGGCATCACCTCCAACGCGCCGAAGGCCCGGCGCGTGGTCATGGCGTCCACGCTGAACGATTCGGCGCGCACCTTCACCATCACGGGCACGGACCGCAACGGCAACGCGCAGGCCGAGACGCTGACCGGCCTGAACGGCAACAGCGCCTATACCGCCCTCGACTTCGCCACCGTCACCGACATCAGCGTCGACGGCGCCTGCACCGGGTCCATCACGGCGGGGACGAACAACGTCGGGTCGACGCCGTGGGTGCTCGACAACTTCCTGGCCACGTTCTGGGCACTGTCGGTGGCCGGCATCATCCAGTCCGGCGCGGTCACCTATTCGGTCGAGCACACCTATGACGACCCGAACAAGATGAGCCCGTCCGGCGAGCCGACGCCGCAGCAGTGGAGCATGTCGGCCTCCAGCCTGGTGCCGCCCAAGGTGTGGCAGCATCAGCTCCTCAGCGGCATCAGCGCTTCCGCCGAGGGGCAATACCCGAACCAGCCGATCATGGCCCACCGGGCGACCATCACGGCCGGGCAAGGCGTCCTGGCCCTGCAATCGGTGCAGGCCGGAATCAACTAGGAGATACGCGATGGCGAAGATCGTCGGCGAGAAGGTAGCCGAGGCCATGGAGAACATGACGAAGCGCAAGCGCGGCGGGAAGGTGCCCGGCGCCGCGGCGAAGATGCGCCCCGATCGCCGCGCCCGCGGTGGCGCCACGTCGGACGCCGACCCCTACACCTCGGCCGGCAAGATGAGCGCGATGCCGTACGAGAAGAAGCAGATCCCGAGCCCGGCCGGCAAGGGCACGGCGATGGAGAAGGCGTCGGACTGATCCGGAGCGCGGGCGGCGCCGAAGCCCGTGCTCGCGGTGGCAGATTGACGGCGGCGGAGCGGCAGTCGCTCCCCAGCGGTGATTTCGCGCTGCCCGGCAAAGGAGCCGGCCCCAAGGGAAAGGGTGCCGGCTCCTATCCGATTCCCGATGCCTCGCACGCCCGGAACGCGCTGGCCCGCGTGGCACAGCACGGCACGGCCGGCGAGAAGGCTGCGGTGCGGCGCAAGGTCAAGGCCAAGTTCCCAGGCATCGGCTCCGGCAAAGGGTGATCCATGCCGACCCCAGGCGACACCAGCGGCACCTATGACTTCACGCTCAGCAACGCGTCGGTGGTCACCGAGGCGTTCGACCGCATCAACATGCCGCCGCAGTCGCTGGAGCGGCATCACATGGTCTCGGCGAGGACGTCGCTGAACCTCGCCTTGCAGGCCTTCAGCAACCGCGGCGTGGCGCTGTGGAAGATCACCTCCGGCACCATCAACCTCGTCGCCGCCACCGCCACGTACGCCATGTCGGCCAACCTGGTCGACATCACCGAGGTCTATTACAGCACGGTCAACGGCAACGGCTCCGGCTACAATTCCGACCGCATCCTGACGCCGCTGACGCGGACGCAGTACGCGATGTTGCCGAACAAGCTCCAGCCCGGCACGCCGACTGCCTACTGGTTCCAGCGCCTGGCCACGCCGCAGCTGACGCTGTGGCAGCCGCCCGCCGCCGGCGCGCCCAACTACGTCGTGAACTGGTACGGCATCCAGCGCATCGAGGATGCAGGGATCGCCGGCGGCGAGACGCCGGACGTGGTCTATCGCGGCCTCGATGCGCTGTGCGCCGAGCTGGCGGCGCGCCTGGCCATGAAATTCGCCCCGGCGCTGCGCGACGCCCGCAAGGCCGATGCCATGGAGGCCTGGGCCGAGTTCACCGCCAACGACCAGGAAGCGGGGCCGGTGCTGATGCAGCCGAACGTGGCCGGCTACGGGAGGATGTGATGGCCCTCGGCAATCTCCGTGGGCGGGCGCGGGTCAGCATCAGCAATCCGCAGGCCATGGGCGAGTGCGACAGGTGCGGGTTCTGGTATCCGCTCAGCGAGCTCCGCCGCCAGTTCCAGTGGGAAGGCGCCGCGCTGGCCGATACCGGCTATCTGGTCTGCTCCCGGGACCAGGACGTGCCGCAGGAGCAGAACCGCGTCCTGATCCTGCCCGCCGACCCCTACCCCCGCAGCAACCCAAGGCCGTCCTACGACACCACCGCGCCGGCCTTCCTGGGCGCCGCGGTGCCGACGACGCCGGGCAACCAGGGGTTCACCCAGTACGTGCTGACGGGCGCCGAGCCCGGCCTGTATCCGACCACCGTGGCGGACATGCTGGCGGCCGTGGCGAGTCTGTCCGGGGTGGCGACGCCGTCGCCGCGGGCCGACCGATCGGTGACGCTGCTGGCCAACCTGACGGTCCCGGTGATGTCGGCCAACCCGTCGCGGAAATGGCTGCTGCTCTACAACCCGGTGCAGTCGCCGGCGCAGCTATCGCTGGCCACCGCGCTGTGGGGGGTCACCACCAACCTCGCCATCGGCCCCGGGGAGGCGTGGTTCTGGGCCACGGCGCAGGGCGGCCCGGCCGTCACCACCTCTGCCATCACCGCCATCGGCCTGACCGCTGGCGCCCCGCTCTGGGCCTTTGAGGCGAACGTCTGATGGCGGCACAGACCTATACCCAGGTGCTCAACGCCACGCTGGTCGCGCTGGCGCAGGCCCCCAGCCCCTACAACGTCATCCCGCCGGACTTCGCCGAGGTCTTCCCGCTGGCGCTGTCCTATGCCGAGGACCGCATCTACGGCGAAATCCCGTTCCTTGGCGCCCGCGTCGATGCCGCGCTGGCCACCGTGACGGGAGACCGCGAAATCGACCTGACGGCGGCTGCCAACCCGCTGCTGGTGGTAGAGGGCGTCGCGCTCATCACGCCCGCCGGCACGGCCGCCGCCGCCGGCACCCGGCAGATCTTCGACAAGGCGTCCCTCGACTTCATCGATTCGGTGTGGCCGGACCCGTCGCAGACCATGGCCCCCGAGGATGCGGTGTGGCTGGGCCGCTGGTGGGCGATGAAGGACGCGACCACGGTGGTGCTGGGGCCGACGCCGGACGATGTCTACAACGCCGTGGTGACCGCGCTGGAGCGGCCGGCGTCGCTGTCGGTGTCCAACCCCGAAACCTACCTGTCGAAGATCTACCCGGACCTGCTCACCGCCGGCGCGCTGGTCTACCTGGCCGGGGTCATCACCCGGAATTTCGGCCAGCAGTCCGACGATCCCAAGATGGCGCTGTCATGGGAGTCGACGTTCGGCACGCTGCTCGGCGCGGCCAAGGACGAGGAAATGCGGCGCCGCGGCATGCGGCCCGACGTGCCGAGGTAGCCGATGCCGGGAATCAGGCTCGCGATCAAACCGGGCGTCGACACCCAGGGCACGCCGTTGCAGACCGGCGCCGGCATCCAGCAGTCGCAGCTGATCCGCCACAAGAACGGGCTGATCCAGAAGCTCGGCGGCTGCCAGCGGCTGGTCAGCCAGACCTTCGGCGGCATCGCCCGCGCGCTGCTGGCCTGGGCCGACTCGGCGCTGACCTCGTTCCTGGGCATCGGCACGACGCAGGAACTGGCGGTGCTGACCGGCGGCATCATCTACAACATCACCCCGGTCGATGCGACCAGCGACCTCACGGCGCCCTTCACCACCACCTCCGGCGATTCCATCGTCACCATCAGCGACGCTGGCTACACCCCCACGGTCGGCCAGTTCATCAACATCCAGAACGCCATGTATGTCGGCGGCCTGGTGCTCCAGGGCGTCTACGAGGTGCTGACGGTCACCGCGCCCGACTACACCATCGACGCCGGATCGAACGCGACAAGCTCGGTGGCCGGCGGCGGCACCGCGGTGGCCTTCACCACCAGCCTCGGCAGCCCGGATGTCGAGACCACCCTTGGCGCCTACGTCTTCGGCCCCTACGAGAACCTGTTCGTCGGCGTGTCCACCGCCGTCGGCGGCCTGACGCTGGAGGGGCTGTACACGGTCACCGTCGCCGCCGGGCCCGTCTACACCATCACCGCTGACGCCAATGCGGGGGCGGCCGCCAGCGCCTCGGAAAACGGCGGCGACGCGCGCATCAACTACCTGCTGGTGCTGCCCGCCGAGAACACGCCGGCCGGCGCCTTCGGTGCGGGGCCGTTCGGTGCCGGGCCATTCGGGGTGGGCACCGGAAGCGGCACGCCTTCGGTGCTGCAATGGTCGCTGGCGCGGTGGGGACAGGACAGCCTCGTCGCCAATTACACCGACGGCAAGCTGTACGAGTGGTCGCCGCCGGTGGCGCCTGGCAATTTCGCTACCGAGGTTTCCGGGGCGCCGCCCAACGCGCACGGCATCTTCGTCGCGGCGCCGCAGCAGCAGATGTTCGCCTTCGGTGCCTACTCGGCGACCCTCAGCGCGCAGGATCCACTGCTGGCCGCGTGGTGCGATGTCGCCAACCTCAACGACTGGACCGCGACGACGACGAACCAGGCCGGCAGCTTCCGGCTGTCGTCGGGCAGCGAGATCATGGGGGGCTGCTGGTTCGGCGTTGCCGGCCTGCTCTGGACCGACGTCGATCTGTGGTCGGTGACCTATATCGGCTTCCCCCTCGTCTACGGCTTCAACCAGGTCGCACCGAATTGCGGGCTCATCGCGCAGCGGGCGTTTGGCGTGCTGGGATCGACGGTGGCATGGCTGTCGCAGAACGATTTCTTCCAGTATCGGGGCGGCGCGGTATCGCTGCTGCCCTGCACGGTGCGCGATGTCATCTTCAGCACGCTGGACCGCAACTATGCCGGCGCCATCCATGCAGACCCAAACACGTATTTCGGTGAAATCACCTGGCACTTCCCGCAGTACGGCAGCGAGGGGGCGTGCACCGGCCACGTCAAGGTCAACCTCGCCGAAGGGCTGTGGGACTATTGGACCGACGCGCCCAACCTCTCGGCCTGGACTGACCAGTCCCCATTCGGCGCGCCGATCGGCGCCGACTATGCGGGGCTGCTCCAGCAGTTCGAGACCAGCACCGACTTCGACGGGCAGATCCTGGCGAGCTCGTTCCTGACCGGCTTCTTCGAGATCGGGGAAGGCGGCCAGCGCATGTTCATCGAGCGCATCATCCCCGATTTCACGCTGAGCAGCGGCGGCGCGGTGCAGATCACGGTGACGGTGGCCGACCAGCTGCCGACCGGCAACACGTCCTATCCGGTCCGCACCTATGGTCCGTTCCTGGTGACCGAGGAGACGCCCTACATCATCGTGCGTGCCGCGGGCCGGTTCGCGCAGATCCTGGTCGAGAGCATCGCGCCGAACACGTTCTGGCGCTACGGCGCGCCGCTGGCGATCGTGCAGCTGGATGGAGGCTGAAGATGAGCGGCACCCAAACCGGCGCAAACGAGGTCAACAACAACCTCGCCAATATCCAGCGCTCGCTGGCCGACATTGCATATTATCTCAGCCAACTTGTCGTCGCGCCCCCGTTGCAGTCCTACACCGTGGCGTTGCTGCCAGTGACCGCTTCCATAGGCGCGATTGCCTATGCCACTGATGGTCGCAAGCCCGGTGAGGGCGGCGGATCAGGCACAGGCGTTCCGGTCTGGTTCGACGTTTCGGGCGACTGGTTCAGCTTCAGCAGCGGAGCGGTGGTCACGGTATGAGCGAGACGCTGGAGTACACGCCGCCGGTCGGGCGCGACGATCCGGTCACCCAAGGGCTGGTCGAGCGCTACGACGGCATGCCGGTCGAACGGCTGCACGAGGTGGTGGGCATGATCGGTTCCACGCCGCAGGGCCAGATCGCGCGCGAGGTGTTGCAGCGGAAGCTGGCATTCAGCGGCCAGCAGGCGGCCACCGGCGGCGCGATCAAGCGGGCGATGGGGGGCATGATGCCGCGCCAGGCGGCGGGTGCCGCGCGGGGCTATCTCGGCGGCCCGTCGCTGGGCCGGGCCGACAACGTCCATACCGGCGCGCCTCCGGGCTCCTACGTGCTGCCCGCCGACATCATCGCCGGCCTGGGCGACGGCAACAACCTCGCCGGGGCGCACATCGCGGAGCTGATGTTCGGCACTGCGCCGTTCGGAATCAGCATGCCGCGCGGTGGTGGCGGCCGTGGCCTGCCGTCACCGCCGGCGCCGTCGCAGGTGGCCGATGGCGGCATGGTGCAGCCCGAAGGCGACGATCGCGTGGCGCCGGTGCTGCTGTCCGATGGCGAGTACGTCATCGACCCCGAGACGGTGCGCAAGATCGGCGGCGGCGACATGAAGCGCGGTCACCGCATCCTTGACGCGTTCGTGCTGACGGAGCGTCGCAAGCACATCAGGAAGCTGAAGAAACTGCCAGGGCCGGTGAAAACCCGATGAACCACTCGCTGCGCACCCCGAAGGAACTGAACGCGCTGGTGAACCAATCTGCATCCGCAGCCACGGGCACAGCCGACACGCTGCCCGATGGCAGCCTGATCGTGTCGCCAGAGCAGCTGGCGCGGCTCGGCAACGGCGACGCCCGGCGGGGCCGGCGCGAATTGCGGCTGCTGCTGGCCGCCGAGCGCGAGCACGCCGTGCACAACGGGCCGACCGAGCGGCCGGCCACGGTGCGGGTGCCGACGCCGAAGGACGAGAAGGCCATCTTCGACCTGCTCATGGCGGACCTGGCCGAGAACGGCGCGGCGCGGATCGCGGTGGTGAACGACGACAAGGTGGCCGAGCTCATCATGGCCTGCACCCGCGGGCGCGGCGGCATCGCCGGGGTCATCGACGGGCCCGATGGCACGCCCGTGGCGGTGTGCGCGCTGCTGCCGCACGCGTGGTGGTGGTCGAAGCAGTTCTATTTCCAGGACGTCGTCTGCTACGTGCATCCCGACCATCGCCGCAGCCACCACATCGACGACCTGCTCAACTTCGAGCGGTGGGCGGCCGACCAGATGTCCAAGAACTCCGGACACCGGGTATGGCTGATGACGGGCGTGCTGGGCACCAAGCGGGTGCGGGAGAAGCTGGTGTTGTGGCGCCGCAAGTTCGCGCAGGCCGGGGCGGCTTTCCTGTATCCGTCGCCGTTCGATGAGATGGGGACCTGATTCCTTGCCCCGCGCACGCCCCCTGGTCTAGCCTCCATCAACCGCGCCGCCGCGCCGGCTCAGCGCGCATTCCAGCACCCCAGCCGCCAGTCTGCGCCAGACGGGTCCATGGGCGGGCAAAGCCATGTCCGGCGGCGGCGGCACCAACACCACGACCACCTCGACGCAGCCACCGGCCGCGTTCCAGAACGCGTACACGCAGCTGCTCGGGCAGGCGCAAGGCATCGCCTCGCAGCCCTACCAGCAATACCAGGGGAGCCTGCTCGCCCCGCTCGCGCCGGGCCAGACCGCCGGCATCGACGCGGTCTACAATGCGCAGGGTGTCGCTGATCCGTTCATCAACGCCGCGGCGCAGTCCTATGGCGCCGCCTCGCGCCCGCTGCTGGCCGACATGGTGCCGTACTCGCAGGCGGCGCAGGACTATTACGGCGCGTCCGGCCAGACCAACCTCGTCGGCGCCGCGCAGCCCTGGCAGCAGACCGCATCGGGCCTGTTCGGGCAGTCCTCGCAGCCCGTGGGCATCAACCAGTTCTCGGCCGATGCGGTGCAGCAGTACGAGTCGCCCTACACCGATGAGGTGGTGCGGGCGACGCAGGACGATTTCGCGCACCAGAACCAGATCCAGCAGCAGGGCGTCATCGGCAACGCCATCGGCAAGGGCGCCTGGGGCGGCGACAGGTCGGCCGTAGCGCAGGCGCTCACGGCAGGCGAGCAGGCCCGGGCGCAGGCCCCCGTCATCGCCGGCCTGCGCAACCAGGGCTATGCGCAGGCGCTAGGCCAGTTCAACAACCAGCAGCAAGCGCAGCTTGCCGCCGATATCCAGAGCCGGCAGCTGGCGCAGGGCGCCGGCACCGGCATCCTCGGCGTCGGCAACCAGGCCATCAATGCCGCACAGGGCCAGGGCCAGTTGCAGCAGGGCGCCGCGTCCGGCATCGAGGGGATCGCACGGGATATCCTGGGCGCCAACCAAGCGACGGGCTGGCTCAACGCGCAGGCCGGCTCCGGCTATTCCAACCTCGCCAACCAGGCGCAGAACTCGTCGCTGGCCGGGGCCAACGCCCTGCTCGGCGTCGGCGCGCTCCAGCAGAACCAGGCGCAGCAGGGGCTCAACATCCCCTATCAGCAGTGGCTGGCGCAGCAGGCCTACCCGTATCAGCAGGCATCGTGGCTCCAGGGCATCGGCACCAATTTGGGGGCGGCAGCCGGCGGCACCGGCACCACCACGTCGCCGGCCGCATCACCCATTTCGCAGATCGGGGGCCTGGCCACCGGCGCGCTGGGGCTGGCTAGTGCGACGGGTGGGTTTGGGCAGGGGGGGTGGCTGTCCAGCCTCTTCGGCTCCGGCGCAGGCGGTGGGGGCACCGTCACCGACAGCCTGGGGTCGATCCTGGGCACGCCATGGACCGAGGTCGCCGACGGGGGCGCCATCCCGCACCGCGAGTATGGCGGCGGCATCGTGCTGCCCTTCCCGGCCCGGCCGCGGTCCTATGGCGGCGGCATCATCGCCAACGACAATTCCGGCTGGCCCCCTCCGGCCCGGCGCGCGGCCGGCGGCCCGTCGCCGCTGGTCTACGAGATTCCGGGCCTGTACGAAGGCGCCCGCGCGGTGCCGCAGATCGGCCGCGGTTCCGGCATCCGGGGCACCTCGACCGACGACTATCTCGCCGACGTGCTGGCAGGCGCGGGTCCGTCCTATTCCGGCCTGACCGGTCTGCCGGCGCCATCGACCACGAGCGGCGGGGGAGGTGGTGGCGGCGGTGACGGAGGCACCGGGCTCGGCGGCGGCGGGATCGGCGGGTTCGATCCTGGGGGCGGGCAGAATGCGGGTGGCCGGAACATCGGCTACGCGGGCGAGGTTAAGAACGCGCGCGATTTCGGAAAGGCCGCGCTGGGCGGCATCACCGGCAATCTCGCCCGCATCCTCTACCACGCCATCACCGATCCGCCGCTGAACCAGGGCGGCGACCGGCTGTCGCAGGGCCAGATTGACCTTGGCCAGGATCTGGCGACCAGCGGGGCCGCGCAGAACGCGGTTTCCGGCGACCTTTCCGGCACGACCGCCACTGGCCTGAGCGGCATCGGCGACATCACCCCAGGCGGCAACACGCTGTCGGGCGGCATCCTTGGGGGCGGCGCCGCGCCGGGACCGTCCGCCTCCACGCCGGGCACGTCCCTGTCCTCCGGCACCCCGTTCTCCGGCGTCTCGCCGCTCGACCTGCTGTCCACCGGCACGCCAATCACCATCGGCGTCAGCACCGACATGGGCACGCCCGGTTTCGATCCCGGCGGTGACCGCGGCGGCGATCTCGGCGACGGCCCGGCCATGGAGCGCGGCGCCGTCGAGGGGAAGAACGCCGAAGGAAAGTCCGGCGGCGAGGGTGGCGGCGGCGGCGAACTCGGCGGCGGTGGCGGCGAGGGTGGTGGCGGCAACTTCGAGGGGCCGTCTCACGAGTTCGAGGGATCGAACAACCGCAACGGCGGCGGGATCATGGGGTTTGATGCCGGCGGCAGCATCCTCGGCCCGGGCTGGGATTTCTCGTCCTGGAGCGACCGTCAGCGCCGGCTAGCCGCGGAGCGTGGCGTCGGCGGCAACCGCGCGCTTGGCCTGTCGCCGGACCTGGGCGCGCTTCCCCAGCCGCCTGACCCGGACCTGAACCTATCCCCCGCCGGCCGCGCCCTGAAATGGATGCGCCAGGGCTCCGAATTGCGCCGCGGCCCGATGGGCTATGGCCTGTATTCGAAGCAGCCCGGCTCGGTCTATGACCCCACGGCCGACGATGCCTACATGAGCGGTGGGGATAGCACCGACCCGAACGGCATGCGGGCGCTGCGGATGCAGGTGCCGCCGCTGGGCACGCTGGACGACAACGCCATTGCGCCCCCGGCCACGGGCGATTCCGGCATGGGTGTTCGGCCGCCGGCCATCGGCGACGACAGGTTCGCGCGTCTGCCGCCTGGGGAAGCGGCGGCGGGCGACCCGCGCGGCGAGCCGAACTGGCAGGCGCCGACCGGGATGGGGATCATGCCGGCGACAGCCGGCCGGCCCGGCGGCGGCGGTGGTGGTGCCGGCACGGGCGCCGGCATCATGGGGCCCGGCCTTCCGGTGCCACCGGCGCCGCCGGACCAGGAGCAGGCGGCCGCGCAGCCCGGCACGGAGCCCGGGCGCGCGGCGCCAGCGGCCAGCGAGTACGACCGCCACGCCAACCCGTGGCTGGCCGTCGCCGAGGCCGGTTTCGCCGCCGCCGCGGGCCGCAGCCCGAACGCGCTGAGCAACATCGCCGCCGGTGCCGCGCAGGGTGTGCGCAGCTACGTCTCGGCCGAGAGCGAGGCGAGGAAGCTGAGCCAGCAGGCCGACGAGGTGAAGGCGCGGCTAGCCGAGACCGGCGAGTATCATCGTGCCTCCATCGAGGCGCGGAACCGGTCCACCGACGTCCGGGCCGAGCGGAATGCCGACCTGCGCGATATCGCGATGATCCGGGCGCTGAACAGCGTCGGGGGCGGCGGTGGTGGTGCCGCGAACTGGCAGATGGCCGGCACCGACCCCGAGACGGGCAAGCCGGTGCTGCTGAACAGCAGGACCGGCGAGACCAGGGTGTCGGAGCAGGGCGTCGGGATGAAGCCGGGCGAGGCCGAGCGGGTGCGCCAGGCCGACGAGCGGCTGAAGGTGCGGCAGGCCGAGCTCGAGAACAGCCAGGAGGGCCGTGCCGCCCGAAACGCGCTCCAGTCGCAGGGTATGGGCGAGGCGGCTGCCAGGTCCGCCGTGGCCGCGGCATCCCGCCTCGTCGCCGCCGACATCACCGGCAAGACCAAGTTCGGCGACGCGCTGCGGCAGGTGCAGGAGGGCATGGGGACGGTGCGTCCGCCGCCCGCTGCCGCCCCGGCCGCGCGGCCCACCAACCCCGCCGAGATGCCGGAGGGCACCGTGGTGACGCAGGGCGGCGTGCGCTACCGCAAGCAGGGCGGCCAGTGGGTGCCGGTGGCGCCGTGACCGGGGCGCCCTGATGGGGTTCGATCCGAGCAAGCCGTTCGAGGTCGAGGGCGCGGCGGCGTCGGCCGGGCCGCCCCCGTTCGACCCCAGCAAGCCGTTCGCGCTGGACGCCGCCCCGGGCCGCACCTGGCACAGCCTGCCGGTGGCGCCGGAGGATGAGGGCGCGGCCGCGGGGGCGCCGACGGCGGGCGCGGCGCCGGCCAAGCCGGAGCCGAGTCTGTGGGATGTGGGGCGCGCCACCGGGGCGGGCGTGACCGATGCCACCCGCGAGCTGATGGCGCTGCCCGACACGCTGCGCGGGAAGGCGCAGGCGCACCAGGAGCAGCCCTACTACACCGAGCCGCTGTCCTGGGGCGACCTGGTCAACCCGTCTGCCGCGGCTCCCAAGATCGCCTATGGCCTGGCCAAGAGCTTCCCCATGATGGCGGGCGGCATCGCCGGCGGTGCCGTCGGCGCCGCCTTGACCGCCGAGACTGGCCCGGGCGCCGCGCTGGGGGCGCTGGGCGGTGGTGCAGTGGGTGCCGGCGCGGTGTCGGCGGTGCAGTCCCTTTCGCCCTACTTCGCCGCCGAGATGGCGAAGCCGGGCGCCACGCCGGATGGGGCGTTCCAGGCGGCCATGCTCAAAGCCGGCGAGGAAGGCGCGTTCTCGGCGGCCAGCTGGGCACTCTTCGGCGTCGCGCCCTTCCGCAGCGCGGTGAAGAACCTGATGCTCCAGGCCGTCGGCGTGCAGCCCGCGGTGTCGGTGGCGCACAAGGCCACCGGCAACATCACCGAAGGCCGCCCGATCGGTGAGAACCTGACCGAGGGGGTGCCGGGAGCAATCGCCGGCACCGCCGTTCCTGCCGCCGGCCATGCCGCCGTGGCGCGGGCGCTGCGCACGATGCGGCCCGAGATGCCGGTGGGCACCGCGCCAGCGAACACGCCGGAGACCACCGAGGCGAGGCCCGGGGCGACCGAGGAGCAGCTGGCCACGGAAACGGCCCCCGGCGCGCCCAGGCCGGCCCGGGCAACCCCGGATATCGCGGCGACGGATGGCGTCAGCCCGGAACTCGCGGCGGCGATCCGTGCCGGCGAGGTCGAGGCGCAGGCGATGCACGCGGCGGGACCGCGGCAAGCGTCAGCAGAGTCCGCACCGGCCCCGGTGGCGCCGGCGCCAAGGCAGGAGGCCGCACCAGCGCCGCCGCCGCCTGCGGAACCGGTCTGGCCGGTTGCGCCGGGCCCGCGCGCGCCGCGGCCGGAGGAGTTGCCGGTGATGCCGCCGGAGCCGCCCCGGGCGCCGCCCCCGGAGCCGGCACGCGAAGCCCAGCCGATCGCCGGCGGCTATGCCATGCTGGACCCGTTCGCGGTGCGCGTGGACCCGGAGCGGTTCCAGTACAAGGCAGCCGACGAACGCGGCGTCACCGGGGCGCTCCAGGGCACCACGCGGTGGGAGCCGGCGCTGGCCAACCCCATCACGGTGTGGCGCGATCAGGACGGGGTGCTCTACGTGGTCAACGGCCACCAGCGCACCGACCTGGCCCGGCGCGCCACGGAGGCTGGACAGGAAGGCGTGCAGCTGCCGGCCCGGGTGTTCGATGCCAGGGACGGCTACACGCCAGAACAGATGCGCGCGCTGGGCGCCTACCAGAACATCGCCGAGGGATCCGGCACCGCGCTCGATGCCGCCAAGGTCATGCGCAGCGTGGCGTCGCTGCCGCCGGAAGTGCAGATGCCGGAACTGCCGCCCCGGCAGGCCATGGTGCAGCAGGGGCGCGCCCTGGCCAAGCTGTCGGACGAGGCCTTCGGCGCCGTCATCAACGGCGTCGTGCCGCCGGAGCATGCCGCCGCCGTGGGCGCGCGCATCACCGATCCCGCCGAGCAGATGGCCGCGCTGGACGTGCTGCGCCGTGCGGCGCCGGCCAATGTCGAGCAGGCCCGGCTGATCGTGGAGGACATCCGCAACAGCGGCTTCCTGCGCGGCGAGCAGAGCACGCTGTTCGGCGACGAGGCGTTCGCGCACTCGCTGGTTGCAGAACGAGCTCG